AGTTATTGGCGCTTTATATACAGGATCAAGTTTCTTTTTAAACGGCCACATCCGCAAAATTAACTATTACTCAACTGCACTTCCTGCATCTGTACTACAATCATTGACATTATAATTATGGAAGCACTATATTTAAACACAATAGATAAAACTACGTTAGAACAGTCATTAATAGATGCAGGTGTAGCGCAATATGTAGACCAAGATGAGGCATTAGTGTTAAGCCCTGTAGAAGGCTACTCAATAGACACAATAGGCTTTGTTGAGGGTTATGTTGGCTATATGTGTAATCTATTGGGTGAGTTTACTGAAGAACAAAAAGCATTATTACCTATTATTCCTGTACCTTTGAGTCCAATTCGTATCTTTGGTGGATGGTGGGTAAACCCTAGTTTAGTTGGAGTAATAGATGCCATTGTATGAAGTTAAATGTGATATTTGTGATAAACATCAGGATATCTTTTTAAAGTTAGCAGAATGGGATAATTTACCTGAATGTTGTGGTGAAAAGACTCATAGAGTCATAGTAGCCCCATTTGTACCACAAGAATTTCAGCCTTATCGTTCTATGGTAAACGGCAAAATGATTACGGATAGAGGTGAACACAGACGGCATTTAAAAGCCGCAGGTGTAACAGAAGTTGGTAATGAATCTATGGAACCTAAAGTAGATCATTTTAAAATAAAACGAGAAAAAGAAGTATTGCGTAAAAACATTGCTGAACGATTTAACTAACCCAAGGACTTAAAATGAGTGAAGATACACAACTTGACGACTCAAGTGTAGCAGAATCCCAAGAAACTAATGAGTTGCCTACGGCTCATGAAATTATCGAAAAGGAATTTGACAAACTAGAGGAAAAACAGGCTAAAGAAGCTACTGAAGTTCCAGAAAAGGCTGATAAAGCCACAGAAACAGCTTCAGAAGATAAACCTGAGCCAGTAGCTAAAGAACGCTCTCCTTGGAAGTCTTGGAAGCCAGAAGCTGCGGCTGAATTAGAAAAATTGCCCGAAAATGTACAGAAGTATATAATCGAAAGGCAAGATCAATTTCATAAAGGAATTGAACAGTATAAAGAAGCAGCTACATTCGCTAAAACTATCGATAAAAGCATCGCTCCTTACAAAGAATATATGGCTAATTTGAATGTAACTCCGGATGTTGCATTTCAGAATCTGCTAAAAACCGAACACACGCTTAGAATGGGGTCAACTCAAGATAAAGCGGAAATGATGTTAAAGTTAGCACATGACTATCAAATCGATTTAGGACAGCTTGCCAGCGTTCCTTATGACCCGACAGTTCATAACTTAAAAGCACAGTTGGACTATACTAAGTCACAACTTGAAGCCTCTAACAACTTTAGACAAAGCCAAGAGGACGGACAAATTCAATCAGCTATTGAGGAATTTGCCCAGACACATGAGCATTTTACAGAAGTACAAGCTACGATGGCAGACCTGCTAGAGCGTGGATTTGCGACTGATTTGGATGATGCTTATGCTAAAGCTATACGACTAGATGATAATGTATTTCAAAAGGCTCAAGCTCAACAGCAGACCTCATCAGTACGACAATCACTAGCGCAAGCTGACCAAGCTGCTAAGGCAGCAAAGGCGGTAGCAGTATCGGTTAAAGGCTCACCAGCAGGTGTGAATAAATCATATACTCCTACTACAACTGAAGAAGCTGTTAGATTGGCTATGAGTCAATTAGGGCTTTAATTTAAAAGGAAACTACCATGGCATTTAGTAACAGTGCAATTTCTGACGTAATCGCGACAACCATTGAATCGCGTACTAAGAATGCACAAAACAACTTAACAAACAACAACGCTCTTTTAACAAGATTACAAGACCGTGGAAATATTAAAACTATTTCTGGTGGTTCTTCTATCTTACAAGAGATTTACTACAACGACCCAAACACTAACTTTGCTAGTTCATACTCTGGTTATGAAACTATCAATATTTCACCTGATAGTCCTATTTCTGCAGCTCAATTTACTTTGAAACATTATGCGGATTCTGTGACTATTTCTGGTCCAGAAATGTTAGCTAACTCAGGTAAAGAGCAAATGATTGAATTGCTTGCTACTCGTGTTGAGATTGCTGAAGCACGTCTACAAAACAAAATTGACGTTGATTTACATGGTGACGGAACAACTAACTCTGGTAAAGATTTACTTGGTTTGAAAGCTATGATTGCAACAGCTCCATCTTCTGGTAACTACGGTGGTATTGACCGTGCTACTTGGGCATTTTGGAGAAACGGTTCATTTTCATCTTCTGGTTCTGTATCAGGTAGTACAAATATTGGTGGTGGTGTTGTTGCTACTGCTGCAACTATTCAAGGTCAAATGAACCAAGTTGCATTATCTGTAGTTCGTGGTACTGACCATGTAGATTTAATTTATGCTGGTACATCTGCATATTCTATGTATTTAGCTTCTTTACAAGCTATTCAACGTATTGCTGATGATAAATTAGGTTCTGCTGGTTTTAGTTCATTGAAGTTTTATGGTGGTGCTGGTGCTGCTGACGTTATTTTAGGTGGTGGTATTGGTGGTAACCAAACTACTTCTCGTATGGACTTTATTAACTCTAAATATGTATTTTTTAGACCACATAAAGACCGTAACTTTGTAGCAATTGGTGGTGACCGTCAAGCAGTCAACCAAGATGCAATTGTACGTTTAATGGGCTGGTCTGGAGCATTAACTTGTTCTGGTGCGCAGTTTAACGCTACTTACTCAATTTTATAATCGGAGTATAAAATGACTTTTATTATTACTAGTCCTGTAGTAGGCGCACAACCTATTGCAATTACTGAAACGACTCAATATCATCCGTTAGGTACGCTTGTTAAAGCAAAAGACTTACCTGCATCGGGAGCAACTTCTCAAGGTGAAGGTGAGTTTATTTATCTAAAAGGTGTTGCATCTACTGTTGTTGGTTCAATGGTTGATTATGACGCTTATTTAGGTACAACTGCTTTATCACCTGCTACTGCTGGTACTGGGCCCGTAGCTATTGCTATGTCAGCTAACGTGGCTAACCAATATGGTTGGTATCAAATTGGTGGTGTTGCTGCTGTTAAAGCTCCTAATGCTATGGTTCCCGGTGCTGAAATATATTCATTAGCAGCTACTCCGGGTTCTGTGGATGATCAACAAGTTAATGGTGAGCAAATAGTAAACGCTAAAGTGACCACTACTACTGGTACTCCTTCATCAGGTTTAGCTTTGATTGAAATCAATCGTCCATTTCATCAAGGTCAAGTAGTGTAATGTAATTGGGGGTTAATAACTTAGCCCCCATTTTTTAATCCTAATGGATATTTAAAATGAATGAAGAAATTTCGTATGTTGGTGATACAAGTGGCGACCCTTATTTAGATGTAAACTTTTACACTAAATTAATTAATGGTGAAGAACATGATTTTATTAAAATTAATGTTCCGGGTGATAAAACATTCAACATTGATACTGGTGCTGACGCAGAATATAAAGCACGTTTTCGTAGACAATGGGAAGCTTATAAGAATTTAAAAAGCATTGTTGGAACTTCTCTTGATGAATGGGAAGAATTAAATGAATCTTTAGCAAATGAACTAAAGTATCAAGGATTTCGTTATATTGAACAAATTGCATCTGCACCTGATTCTGCCTTTAGTCGCATTATGGGTGGTCAGCAATTAAGAGAAAAAGCTAGAGCATTTATTGATCGTGGAAAAATTACTTCTGAAACATTAATTGCTAAGCAAGCAAAACAAATTGCTCAACTACAAGAACAAATGGCATTGTTATTAGAAACACAACCTGCCACTCCTGTTGAAGCAACTCCTGTTAAACAACCAGTTCCTACTAAAGCTACAAAATAGGTAATCTATGGCAACTTTACTCGAAAATATTCAAGATGTTTGTTTAGAACTAGGGTTGCCTTCTCCTAGCCAAGCAATAGGGTCTAATGATGACCAAGTATTGCAAATGGTGGCTTTAATGAATCGTGTAGGCGACACATTAGCTACAGAAAGAGATTGGCAAGTATTAGTTGCTGAGCATAGGTTTACAACAGAATACCTTCAATTTAATGGAACTGTTACTGCGGGTAACACATATATTGATGTAACAAGTGGTGATGTATCCTCATTGTCTACAGATTGCATGATTACAGGGAATGGCGTTATGCAAGATACTTGGGTAGTCACTTAATACAATTCAGATTAACAGGATATTTCAATGTTAGGATTTTCTAGTATTTCTTCAGAAGCGTTATCTTCATTAGGAAATGGTGTTGTAACTATAAATATTCCGTCTACTGGAGATTATACTGATGCCACTTATACTTGTGGTAGAGCCAAATATGATATGCCTTCTGATTACGCTCGTATGGTTGATAAAACAACCTACAATAAGTCTAATAGATGGTCTGTAATAGGCCCTAAAGATGCTCAAGAATGGCAATGGTTAAAGGCTAGTTATGTAACTACTGGCCCTCGTATGCGATTCCGTATGATGGGCAATAAGTTTACTGTGTGGCCTGCTCCGACATCACATGTCGTCATGGGTTTTGAATACATATCTAATGCGTGGGTATTAGCATCTGATAATGTAACTAAAAAGACTAGATTTACTGCTGATACTGATACAAGTTTATTTCCTTCTCGATTGTTAGTTCTAGGTACTAAACTAAAGTTATTTGAAATTAAAGGTTTTGATACTACGGCTGTATTGCAGGACTATACGCGTGAGTTAGAGAAATGGAAGGCAAGTGAAAGCGGTGCTGATACATTGAGTTTAGCTCCAAAATATCCGAATCTGCT